TGGAAGGTGTCCGAGAGGCCGCTGACCTTCTGGGAAAACTCGGGGTCGTTGGGGTCCAGGGAGTTGACCTGCTCGCTAAAGCCCTTGCTCAGGCCGGTGTAGGCCTGGGATGCCGCGTTGTAGGCCCAGAGCCGGCCGTTGTTCTGGTCCACCGCATCAACGGCCTCAGCGCCCTGAGCCAAGCCCCCGGCGATGTGGCCCAACCCCTGGCCGATCCCGGCGCCGAAATCACTGGGCGAAGCCTGGGCTCCAATCCCGCCCTGGGCCGTGACGTGGTCTTCGTACTGCGGGATCTGCGCCATGAATTACTCTCCGAAAACGGTGGAGTTCAAGCTTGTGCTCTGGTAGCCGCCAAATTGTGGAATGGGCGTGCCCCCACCGCTCATCGAGTATACCTTCGAAGCGCCGCCGAGCCCGGCACCCAGCGCACTGAGGTATCCCGCGGCGCTGGCATTCTTGGACTGCGAGGACTCCAGCGAAGCCTGGTCCTGGTAGCCCAGGCCCTTGAGCTGGTAGTTGTATCGCGTGGTGAGGTTGTCCAGGGCCGCACTGCGGGCCGAGTCCGCCAGCACGTCAGCCGGGGATCCATCGGACATCTGCACGCCGGACGCGCCGTAGGCTGCCATCTCGGTGCCAATCCTGCGCTGGGAGTCGCGGGACTGAGCCTGCGCAGCCGCTTCACCCTGCGCCGCAGCAATGCCAGCGTTCTGGGTGGCGAGCTGGGAGTTGTAGTCGGCGGCCTGGGAGGCAGCCTGGCCTTGCTTGACCGCGCCGACCACCGCCATCGTGGTGGAGGCGGCCATCAGGATGGCAGGAAGAGCGGCCATTATTTCACCCTCGAATAGAGGGACGCATCGGAGCCGTCCGGGTAGTAGGCGCGAGCGCGAACGGTCTCCAGGCGGAAACCGAGCATCCTCAGCCACCGGTGCCCGGCGGGGAAGCTGCACAAGCAGTCCGACTCCAGGCGCTTCTGCGGCGCATCGTCCAGGATCTTGCGACAGGCCCGGTGCAGCTCGGTGAAATGTGCGGCCGCACCATGTCCGAGGATGGACCAGACCGTGCCGCGGCCCGCCCAGATCTCCATCACACCCCCGATGCCCAGCAATTCGTCGCCTTCCAGCGCGGTCCAGGTCTGCGGGCCCTCTGCGCTCTTGGCGTATTCCAGGGTGCATGGGAACGTCCCACGCTGCGCCTGCTGGACCTGGAGAGTCAGCATATGCTCAGCCTTGTAGGGGACCATGATCATTGGTTATCCTGGGTGTCCAGCTGGACGGTGAGGCAGGTGATGTTCGAAGGCAGAGGGGAATCGGTTTCCCAGTAAACGTCGCCAGCTTCGCTGCTGACGCCGTCATAGGTCCAGCGTTTGAACCCGTCATAGAGCGCCACCTGGGAATCCATGTCGTCAGTGCTGGAGCGCCAAGGCTGAACGTCGAGGCCGGTGGGAGAGGACTGAGACTCCAGGCTGAGCCCGATGGACTGGAAGAAGCGGAAGATGGTCCGGAAAACTTTCTTGTACTTGCCCTGGGTCGGGCCTTCGGCACCCCCCGATTCAATGCAGAGGGTCCGGCCGGCGCTCTTGTATTCCAGGCCAGCGTAGCGTGTGTATCCCAGATAGTTGAGCGTGATCTGCCCGGTGTTGTCCACCACGCAGTCAGGGTGGACAGCTCCGTCCACCAGCACGCTGACGGTTTGGCCGACCAGATGGTTCAGGCCGACGATGTAGTTCAGACCGAGCGTCCCCGTCGACGTCACCGAACCATCCAGGAATTTCGCGTTCTCTATGGCGTCCCCGTCTTCCCAGGGCTTCGACATGAGCTCGATGGTGCGGATGACCTCGCCGAATATGCCCCCGATGACCGGCCGGTTGACCACACACCATACGTCGTCCCTGGTGATGTCCGGCGCCGGGATGGTGGCCACGCTCTCTACGATGGCACCGGCGCTCATGGGGTGCTGATGCCAACCGCAGGTTTCCTGGTCCTTGTCGTAGGTGATCGCCACCAGGGTGCCATCGTTTCGCACAGCCCAGATGATCTGCTGCGGTGCGAGCTGCAGCGCCAGCTGCTTGAGCCCAGTCTTGGTCAGGTGCTCGCTCACCAGCGAGATATCCAGGGTCTGGAACGTGTTGTACATGAACTGGTAGGTCATCTCGCGCAGCTTGCGACCGGTGCGCTGGACGAATAGCGTCTGCTTACCGACCCGAAGCGGGGGGATCTGCTTGGACCCATAATTGCCGAGGAACTGCGCGTTGACGTTGCTCGGGGTGATGGCAGCACCCGTGCCGCCAGTAGGTGCGACGATCCACTCGCCCCCCGCGGTTCCGACCAAGAGGCCCTGGGCGTCCGAGGACATCCACTGGATCGCGTTGACCACGCCAGCGTCCAGATCGAAGCCGATGGCGTTGGAGTCCACCACCGTGCCATCGAGGTTGGTGGGCGCCTGGTTCTCGTAGTCGCCGCTGTTTGAACCATCCAGGCGGCCGGGACTGTTGGCCGCGCCACCCCAGATCAACCGGCTCTGGTGGAAAGTGACGGTGCTGGGGTAGCCGTCCGTCGCGTTGTACAGGCCCAGACACCAGAAGGTGGTGGTAGCCGGGACGATGGCGGTGGGCGCGGCCAGGGTAACGGTGGGCGCCAGGGTGTAGCCTGTGCCGGTCACGCTGATGGTGACGGAGGTGACCACGCCGTTGGTGAGGTTGGCGTAGGCAATAGCTCCGCTGCCTGGGCCGCCGAAGGTTAGGCTGGGGGGCTGCGCACCGTAGCCACTGCCACCGTTGGTGACCGTGACGCTGAAAACGCTGCCCCCCGATACGTTGGCCGTTGCCGTGGCTGTCGTGGGCAGCTGGGAGCCGAGGGGAGGCGCAATGGCCCACTGAACGTGGGTGGTGTCGGTGAAGGAACTGATCGTTCCCCACAGCCACACGCCACCGCACTTTAGCCGCAGCGTTCGGCCCACGTCGGTGGATCGGAACCCAGTTCCGGTGTTTCCGGTGGTTGCGTTGATGCCGACGACGCTGCTGGCCGTGACGATGCTGGTTCCACTGGTGACGATCGGAGGCGCGATCACCACGGTGGGGTTGGACGTGTAACCGGTGCCGGGGTTCGTCACGGTGATGGCCGTGATGGCGCCATTCACCACATTGGCCGTCGCTGCCGCGTTGGCGCCCGCGCCCCCCGTAAACGAGATGGCCGGCGGATTGGCGCTGTCGTAGCCCATGCCCCCGTTCGAAATCACGATGGTGTTCTGCACGCCACCACCGGACTGGGTGGCCGTGGCTACCGCCTGAATCCCGGATGGGGTCAGCGTGGTGGCCGTGACGTTGACAGGCAGGTAGGGCCCGTCCAGCAGGGAGACCGGCGTGTAGGTCCAGGCCAGGGCGCCGGCGCGCTGAAGCTTTGCGGGCGGGTGGTTGGCGTGCGCGATGTAGAGCGTGTCCGCGCTCTGAGCGAAGCACATGCCCCACAGTTCGCTGGTAAGATAGGGCGTGACCACCTCGACCGGAACCCCGGCGTTGAGCAGCGGCTGACCGTTGGCGAAGATCCGTGCGTAGAGGTTCCCGATCTCCAGAATGTATGCCTGGGTGACCGAGAACTCGAAAGCCTGGAGCCGGGGCGCGTAGGTGCTGTCCTTCACCTGGGCGACGAACGCGAAGCCGGGACGCCGGGTCAGACCGCCCTGCTGAGTCGGAATGTAGTTCTGGCACAGGGCCAAGCCGTTCTTGAACTTGGCCAGGTCGAAGCGCCCATACGCAAGCGGGGACCATTCGCCCCCGTTGAAGTTGCTCTGGGTCCAAGTAGATTTGGCCATGGCTTACGGTTCTGCCTGGATCGTGATGTTGACCCAGCCGGCCGGCCACGCGCTGCCGCCCTCTTGAGTGAACCCGCTGCGATGTGCGGTCAGGAAGCCGTCGTCCGGGGATTCCACCGGGCGTTGTTCGAAGGCATTGTTCCGGCGAGCCTCGCGGGAGAGCTCGGCGTATTCCGCGTCGATGGCTTGCTTCTTCGCCGTCGAGTTGGTCAGGCGCTGGCAGAGGTCGCTGGCCAGGCTGCTGGCGAGCATGTCGTAGAAGATCGAGTCCCACTGGGTCGCATCAGTGACGTCCGCGATGTAGCGCAGGTTCAGCACGCTGCTGGCGTTGCTGAGGATCTTCCGACCCTCGACCACCCAGTCCAGGTCCACGTCCTTCGGCATCAGCACGCGCAGGCAGTCGGCAGGCAGGGTGAACTGAGAGGTGAAGTGGAAGAGCGGCGTGGCCGTGTCCGGAGCGAGGACGGCCCGCTTGATCGAGAAGTTCCACCGATGCTTGCGGAGCTCGCTCTTCCGATTGCTGTCGTAGGCGATGAGAAGCTGCCGCCCCTGGAGTGTGCTGCTGTCCAGGGCGATGACACTAGGCTCGCCAAGACGCTGGAGAGCCGAGTTGCAGCAGTCGACATCGCTTTGGGACATGGCCTACTCCTTAGCCGAGCCCGATGAGGCTGGCGCAAAGCCCACTGATGGTGCCTCCAGTGGAAGCCACTCGGACGTTGCCCGCAGGAAGGTCGATGGTCGTCTGGCTGAACGGCAGCGTGGCCGACTTGACCGGGGAACCGTTGAACACCTGGACGTCAATCCAGGTGTTGGTGAACGGCGCCTGAAACTGGAGGCTGGTGGTGGCGCCCGCCGGGGTTCCCTCGGCCCAGAACATGTACTCGCCACCGAGGATCGCAACCGCGGCTCCGGTAGCCGACAAGTTGCTGCCGAGGTTGTACGCGAGAGGATCACAACGATTTACGGGCATGGCCTACTCCTACAGCGGCGTGTAATTAAGGCGCATGATGTACTCCTCCAAATTTTTCAGGGCGAGCAGAACCGACTCCTTGTCCGGCACGTTGGCCCCATTGACGTTGACCTCGATGTCGGTGCTGTTGGTGGAGGTTCCGACGACAGCCTGATACTCGTTCTGACCCTGGTTGATGCCGTAGTAGTAATTGGTCACTGGGCTCCCCTTTCAGGAGGAAAAGGGACCGGCCGCCAGGCCAGCCCCTTCGACGTTTCGGCTTACTGGGGCATCGAGTAGAAGATGTCGATCACCTGGGTGCCGGAAGCGGGCAGCGAGGCCGCGGCGATGGTGCCGATGATGGTCTCTTCCGCGGTGGAAGGAGCCACCTGGCCAGCCACAGCGGTCATGCCGAAGAAGGCAGGGGCGCCATCAGCGGCGGTCGAGGTTGCGGCGGCGCGGTACTTGCCAGTGCTGGAGGCGTTGCCGATGGCCAGGGTAGCCGAAGCGCCCATGGTGGCGTTCTGGGTGATGACGCCGAAGGCGAAGGTCGCGCCGACGGGCAGGATGCCGAGCACCAGGGTGTCCGAGGTGGTCTGGGTATTCCAGGTGATGGTGGCGCGCATCCGCTTCAGGCGAGCCTGATAGACGGAGGCTTGGGGCTTGTAGCCGACAGGAATCGCGGTGAGGTTCGCGGTGCCGGCCATTTCAGCAGAGTAGTAGGCGGCCATTTGATTCTCCAGAGGAAGGACGAAGGGGAAGAAGCGGTTTGACCAGACCCCGAAGGGTCTGGTCAGGAGGGGTTTACTTGCAGCAGATGATGCCGCAGCGCTTCTCTTCAGTCCGAGCGGCGCCAATCGTTTCGGTGATGTAGACCTGCATCGAATTGCGCTTGTCGGGGCGCCGATCAACGCTGGCCTGGATGTCGTTCCAGATGCCCATGCACATGCCGGACTTGGCCCAGAAGGGCACCAGCCAGCGGGAACCGAGGACGTAGTTGCCGTCCACGTCCGAGGAGGTCAGACCGCTGTTCAGGGACAGCGTGCTGGCAAAGTTCGCGGCGCCGGGGATGCGCTCGGAGTGGATGAAGTTGAAGCCCATGAAGTTGGTGATCTTGCCATCCACCAGGACCGGGCGGGTGTTGTAGTCCGTGTTGATAAACTGCGCTTCGTTGCGCAGGTTGTCGTTCTGCTGGGCGCTGACGATCATGTAGAGCGGATCGTTGTCCACGTCCACGTCGGACAGTTCCAGCAGCTTGCGGGCGGCGCGCAGCTTGGCGATGTTCAGCCCGGTCGCGGCCGAGGCGCCAACAGTGGATGCCACCATCTGGGATCCGGAGTTGTAGGCGGACAGCAGGCCGGTCGAGGTCACACCGGTCTCACCCGTGTTGTTCGAGCCGAGATGACCGGCGATGATCACGTCGTCCTGCGCGCGACCCATGGCCATGGTGCCGGCCTGGGCGTAGTAGCCGGTGGGGTCGATCAGCAACCGGAGCTTGTCCTGATTGTCGACCAGCTCGGCCCAGTCCGCGTCGATGGGATAGATCCAGCGGCGATCCTGGGGAGTGGAGATGAGGGGCGTATCGGTGTGCCGACCCTGGTTGAACACCGGGTTGACGCTGCCGATCTGCTCCATCATGGAGGCGGCCTTGCCGAAGAACTGACGGTTCTCTACGGCGCCGCGCAGGCGCGAGCCCTTCTGCTGAAGGAGCATCGCAACGACGGTCGAGTATTCCTGGACCTGGGCAGTGGTGATTTGATAGGACACAATGTCCTCCGAGGAAAAGTTGAAAGCATTGACCTTTAGGGGGTCATCTACCCTCGGCTTGTCCTCGGATGGAGGGGCCAGCTACGGCTTTGAGAGAAGGCTGCGGGAACTAATCGAAGAGATCGGCCTTATCCGCTTTTGCCTTCCGAGGCTTCTTAATGGGTTCCGTCTCCGGAACGGGCTCGTCGGCCTCGGTGATGTGATTATAGAACTTAGTGGAGATTTCCGCAACATGGTTGAGATCACCGTAGGTGCCCTCATTCCTGGCCTGATTGATGGCCAGCTCCAGGCAGCGGAGTCTGATTTCATAGGTGTCCACTAGGAACCTTCCGGATACGCGAAGGCATTCAGCTTGGACAGTTCGGCCCGGGCCCCGGCGTCACCCCGAGAGAGCTTGGTGATGAAGTCACGGTCGGCTTTCAGCTCGGCGATCTTGGCCAGGGCCTGCCCCGGAGTGAGCGCGTTGCCGAACTTCTGTCCACCTTCACCGGTGACGAAGTCGGGTTCGCCAGTCTTTGCGCCGATCTTCTGGAACAGCTCCATGGTGGCCTTTAGTCCCATGTTAGCTTCCATCTTGTCGATGGTGGCCTTGTCGATGCCGAGCCCACGCACCGCGGCCTGGGCCAGGGCGACGTTCTGCTGGAACGCGGCGCCCCATGCCGTCTTGAGCGCGGCGTCGTCGGCGGCGATGGAAGCGTCCAGCGCAGCGTTGCTGGCGGTCTGGGCGGCCGTGGCCTGCTCGTTCCACCAGGCGGCCAGGCCATCGCCGGCGGCCTTCGGGATGCCCAGCTCGTGCAGCTTGGCGGCCACGCCCGTGGCGAACTCGGGCGGCACGCCCTCGGGGACGGGGATCTTGTAGCCGGAAGGATCGGACGGCCGGCCGAGCTTGTCATAGAAGGAAGCCAGTTCCGCCGGCGCTGCGTCCGGGTTGGGCAGCACCACCGTGCGGCCGGCGCGGTCTGCGCCCAGCAGCTTCTCCAGGTTGACGTAGGACTCGACCACCTGGGTCGGGTCAGTCCAGCCCTTGTTCTGGACGTAGCCAACCCTCGCTTCGTCGGCGCCGGTCAGCCATGCGGGGGCGGCAACGGGCGGAACGATCGGCGCCGTGGTGAGGGTGGTGGCTGCGGTTGTGGGCGGTGCTCCACCTTGTCCGTCGGCGACGGGGGTGAGAAGGTCAGTCATGCAAGCTCCTTAGTTGACCGAAGCGGTCAGGGTGTGTCCTTCGACCTCGTCCTTGACCTCGTTGGTCATGACGAAGTGGACTGCGCTGAAGTCGGGGCTGATGTCGGCGGCCAGGGCCTGGATCTCTTCCAGGAAGAACTCCTGGGGGAGCGGCTTCCACAGGCTGCTCTGCTTGGTGGGGGCGGCCGGGGGCGTACCTTCCGGAGCCTGGGGGACTTCGGGCGCTGCGAGCCCAGACTCGGGGGGAGGCGGGGGGAGCACTGTGAAGCCTTCGCCCTGCAGCAGGGCCTCGGCCTGGGCTTCGGGGGTCAGTTCGTCAGGCATTGGGGCTCCTTGGGGGTTGGGGCGCGTTGACGCGCAGGAGTTCGTAGAGTTCGTCGTCGGTCATCCGGAGGTGGTTGGAGATGCGTAACCAGACCTCCCGGCGACCCTCAGCCACTGCGTGCAGCCGGGGGTCGGGATGAAAGGTGCTCTCGCGGGCGCGGCAGAACCGGGCCAGATCACAGAGCACTTCCTGTCCAAGGGGGCCTTTGAACGTGAGGCAGTAGGCGTTGCGGCGCCGGCTGATGAAGTCGAGGATCGGGTCGAAGATGCTCATCCGGGCTGCCCTTGGTTGGGCATGCTGCCCTGCGGCGCCACAGCCTTGGTCATGGCCGCCATGCCAGGCAGCGCCTGGGTGAGTTGGGCGGCCTGCTTGTCCTGCTGCCGACCCTGGCGCAACTGGGCCACCGCATCGGCGCTGCGGATGAACCTGGACGGCGCGCCGTTGATGTCGGCCACCTCGGGGGTGATGACGTCGAAGTCATACCAGTCCATGACGCTGGGATCCTGGGTCTGGCTGGCGATCTCGGCAGAATACTGAACGCTGCGCATGATGCCGGACGCAGCTTCGGAACGCATCTGCCGGTTGAGCGGGGCGTCATACTCGACCTTGTATTCGGCATTCGCGTCCAGGATGATCTGCGGCGGGGGCGGAATCAGGCCCTGGTAGACCAGCAGATCGAACTCCCGCTCGATCATCGGGCCCAGGCCTTCGCTCTGGAACCGGCCCATGGTGGGCGAGATGAGCGCGCCCTTCTCCCGGGCCCGCTCCAGCACTTCTGTCGCGGTCATCTGGGGCGTCTCAACCAGGATCTGGAACAGGTCGATCAGGAAGCCCGAGTTGATGGCCTTCCGTTCGTCCTCCATGATCTCCTGGCCGATTCGGGGATCCCCCGTGGGCAGTGCATGAACCAGGGGCCGACCATCGGCGGACACGCCACCGTAGTTCAGGGCCCCGTTGCGCATCTGGAATGAGTCCAGGATCCCGTCGTCGTAGGCCAGCAGAACCGGATCCAGCGCGCGGTGCCCGGTCTTCAAGACGACCTTCTTCTCCTCGTTCAGCACGTTGATGCTGGGGAAGACGTTCATGGCCGGACCGCGGCCGTAGTCCTCGCCCGGCGCGGTCAGGTAGCGCGCCACGCTGTAAGGGAAGGTGCGGTAGCCACCCTCCTCCAGCAGATATCGCGCGTCCTTCAGGATGTAGTGGGAGCTGAACCGCTTGCCCTTGGCATCGATCCGGTAGCCGTCATACTCGCGGTTAGGCCGGACGCAGTGGACGAGGAACACTTCCTCTTCGGGCGCGGCGCTGAGCTTGTCCTTCAGCGACTGCGGGAGATTGTCCTTGCCCCAGCGCTGGGCGATCTGCCGCAAGGTCATCTTGAACCGACGATAGACAGTGTCGACCTGGCCTTGGTGGTTGACCGAGAAGAACAGTTCGCCCAGGGGGATCTGCCGGTAGCGCAGGCCGCGGGCGCTGGGGTCGGTGGGATCCCGGTAGGCATCGGTGAACAGGCCACAGGTTCCGAAGGCGCCGATGGAGATGAAGCCTTCGTGCATGTTGCTGTGGAAGCCTGAGCGCGGGGAATACCGGTAGTGGAACATGGTGTCGGCCACCAGGTCATACCAGTTCATCGCGTCCCTGGACTTGCGCAGGGTGGGGTCAGTCGGCCGGATTCGGTGCCACTGGCTGCCCATCGGCACCAGCTCGGACTCCATGATCGAGGCGAACTTGAGCAGGGCGCCATTCGCCGTGACGTCGAACTGCTCCTGGTTCCTCTGCTGGCCGGGGACCGTGTTGCCCTGGCTGAAGAAGCTGGTGCTGTAGTGGGGCAGCACCTTCTGAGAGACTTGCTCCCATTGGCCCTCAAAAATCCCCCGGGTGGTGAATTTCCGCTCGGCTGCCTGTAGAATTTCATCCACAACAGATTCGTTTTGCGGCGTGACGGCCCCGTTCATACGTGCCCCCAGCGAGAACCGTTTCGAATCTTGTAGAGCCCTCCACGGGAAACCCCGTAGTGTGCGGCGATGTCCTTGCCACTTCCGAAGGGGATGCACTTGGGCAGCGCGCGGATCTCGGCTACCTGCTCAGCGGAAAGCTGAGACTGCTCTTCCCGTGGCACGAAGTTGCGCCCCTTGGACACACAGTCGACTGAGTTGTCCTTCATCGTCCCAAGGAAAAGATGCTCTGGGTTGACACAAGCCGGATTGTCGCAACGATAGCAGATGACCAAGCCGCTAGGGATCTCACCAACGAAGAGCCGATAAGACATGCGGTGCGCCATCTCCACCTTCTCGCCGTCCCAAATTTTCCCGTAGCCCGGGGAGTTCACCGCGCCGAACCAGAGCCAGCAGCCAGACATGGGCTCGGGGGTGAATTTTTCGTCGAAGCGCTGAGCCAGGGTTTTCATATCACTGCCCCAATAAAGTTTTTGAGGCGGACTGGGTGCTGTTGAGCCCGCCACCGCCGGTCAGCAGGGTGGCGGATCGCCCGCGCTGCAGCATCATCTGCTGCTGCTGGGCGGCCACGTCCAGGCTGTCGGCGCTGTTGCCCAGGGTAGGCGCGGGAGGCGGGGTGACGGGATCCGCGGGCTTCGCTGGGGCACCGAGCCAGCCGAACGGATTCGCCAGGTTGGTTGGCTTCGCGCTGTTGAACATACCACCCATGCCGGCCCCCAGATAGCAACGTGGTGAGAATACCACAACACGCAAGCTATGAGAAGACGTCGAAGTCCTGGCCCGGGACCGCGGCGCGCCGGGGGGCATCCCTGGGGCCCAGGTGCTTGGGCCTGGCGTCGCCCCAGACCACCCCGGTGCCCGGCCCTGGGGTAGACGGGCCAAAGACTGGGTCGTCCATCCCTACGGCCAAGGTAGACCGGTTCCTGCGTGTTTCTCGGTTCAGGGCCAGATCGGAGCCGCCCATGCCCAGGACCGCGTACTGGAGCGCGTCATGAGGATGGCTGTATTGGTTCTTCTTGGGGGATTCGTGGTAGGTGGCGCTGCCGGACGTGGCCACCTTGGCGAAGCAATACCCGCCGGCGAAGCCCTTGCGCAGGATCCCGCAGCCCGGGTTGAGCATGAAGCCCGGCTTGCCATCCACCATCCGGTTGAGGAAGGCCGACACCGCTTCGATGCGCAGGGTGGGGTCATTGGTGCTCGCCGGCTTCCAGTGCCAGGGGGTCCGGCTGTTCATGATCTCGAAGATGGTCCGCTCGTCGGGACCACGGGACGTGCCGGCCGGATCGCCTATGGCGGCCGAGACGTGGAAGTCTGGGTAGCGCTGCTTCATGAAGGCGGTCAGGGAGTCAGCGAAGCGTATAATCCCGGAATCGTCGCACACGTACTCGTCCACCACCAGGATCCTGCCGTCCGGCCACTGCTGGCAGATCGCGCAGGCAGGGGTCAGCCCCCAGTCGGCGCCGAGCACCAGGGGAATGCCTGGGAGAGGAGGGACGGGGGCCGCAGGAACGTGGACGCTGTCACGGAAGCTGGGGTAGACGACCTGGCCTTCGATGAGGAACCCGTCGAGGCCATCCACGTAGACCTTAACGAACTCCGCATCCTTTCCCTCCATTAGCGTTAGGTAGTAGTCTTTCGGCAAGTTCTGGATGTTCTCTGCTTCAGGGCTACGGCCGCTGGGTTGCCGCATCATGACCCAGTTCTTGGGAATCTTAACCCCGGGGTCTGTGGGGCTGAACACTTTGTGCAGCCAGTGCTCCGTGTCGCTAGGGTTGCTGGTGAGTAGGATGCCCCGCCAGGTGCAGCCGCCTTGCAGCCGGGACGGGTACCGCCCCACGCGAGTGGTGAGCACGTCAAGAACACCCTTCGGGATC